TTGGCTGGATGTTCGCCAATCACTTGATGGATATTCCTTTCGTTTACGGATTCCATGTTCATAGTAAATAAGAATATCACATTAACCTCCTAATGATCGACGGGATCACGCAATACAACGGTCCCATCCATCTTCTTTTTCCACTTGGAATTTCTGCCCATCTGCATGGGTGATTTAGATTTCCTAATGCCTAAGTGCTTTGCCTGTATCCGCTTCACTTTAGCGATTAAAGGCATATCTACTTTAGCTGTATGCACTCTATGGCACTTGCGATGGGCTACCAGCCAGTTGCTTTCATCGTCCTTGCCACCAGCTTCTAACGGTATCTCATGCGAAACATCCCAATCCTCGCCGGGGACAACTTTCATGTTGCAGAAGTGGCAAACTCCACCATGCCGCATAAAAATACTGACACGCATTTTTGATGTAATGCGGATGCGGTTCAATGTATTGCTCCATTGTCATCACCAAGAATGATGGATGCTGCCATTGCATGTTGCAAAACAAGCACGTTCATATCCTTGATAAATTCCAACACATGCCCTTTTTCAATGCGAGAATTAGCCAAACAGAAGCCCATAATAATGCACAGTGCTTCAATTGTAATATCGAATGGGTAGCCATCTAAACAAATTCCTATACTATCTGCTAACTTTTTAATTTCTCTTTGTTCTTCGTCTGTATATTCGCATTCTTCTGGTTCAGGTTTCTTTTTCTTTGCCATATCAATCTCCTATAATTTCATTTCTGCTCTTCTTGTTGCATTGAATGATTGCCATTCGTAATGCTTCATTCTGATATATTCCAATTGCACTTTTAAAAGGGACGCACGTTCTCTGGATTGCACCATAGACACCACATGCTCCCTCCATTCATCCGAAGCCTTGACTCTCATCTCAGCTTTACTGACTGGCATATCACCAAGATCAAGCATCATCTTTGACAATACTGCGCTTTTAGTTTCTTCCAACATATTGGCCGCAGAGTCGGCTTCCACCCACTGCTTGGCTATTACTCTGAATTGCTCTGAGAACTCTAAGTTTTCGTTCATCGTTTACCTATTAATATTTTAGCGTTTGTCATATCAATATATGCGTTTTCTCTGACTATTGTGCCACCATTAACGGTGGCTTGTGTGCGTGACGTTTTGTTTTCTATTTTAACATTCCAGCCCGTCTCTGGTTTCCAAATTGTTTCAAAGTATAGGGCATCTTCTTTTGCCAAGTAGAAGAACCCTATAAATGGAACTTGAAGACTATCAGCAACTTTTGCTGCTTTGCGGATCTTCTCTGCTGTTACCAGCCATTGCTCTCTAAACTTATACTGGAACGCACTTATTGTTAGAATTGTTCGGCATTTAGTTTCCACAACGCCGACAATCCTCTCATCTTTCACCAGAACAGCATCAACAATCGCTGGTCGATCTTTTGGCGTTTCGCAATACCTTATCTTAGGGTATTTCTCATGCCAAAGCTCAACAGCTTTGATTTCTTGTAATCTAGATCGTTGACCTTTCGGTGTGAGAATATCCACTAGAAAGGAATCTCATCATCAATGCCAGTAGGGGCTTTAGTTTCGACACGGGAGCGTGTCGGAGGTACTGCATCTTTTGGCTTAAAAGAGAAGGAGAAGAACTTGCCTGTTTTGCCTTCTTTAATCCAAGCAGAGATCCAGTATTCTACGCCAGAGATGAGGGCTTTGCCATTATAGTCAGGGTGGGAATCCTGCTCTTTACGATCATTCTTGAATAATGTACCCGTGTTGTCTCTAACTTCATATGCCATTTTACTATTCTCCAAGTTCATTCAGTTTGTGTATTTTCTCGTTAAGCTCGTTAATAAACTTAACAACCTCTGCTTCCAGATCCGCAATCCTGCTATCGTCACGTTCGATACGCTGGGTAAACAACGCAAGTTTCGGTGGGACGCGAGGGTCGAAGCTGATAAAATCACACCATTGCCTTCCGGTGCAAGCCATCTGCCACATCATTTGCGGAATGTATTTGTCTGGTATTTCTCCAGACATTACAGTTTCCAGATGAGTGCTCGTGTTGGGACACTTGATCTCGATCAATCCGTCATCATCAACGAGCCCATCTGGACTGCATCCGCTGTTCTCAATGCTGGGGTGGGGGACAAACCCGATTGTCTGAACGAGATTACCGTGAAGGCCCTCATACACCTCACGAGCAGTCTTTTCATGGGTTGTCCCCCACTCCATCGCTGGCGTTTTGTATTTCTCGACGGGTAGCCCAGTAATACGCTCCACCAACAATTCCGACATATAGGTTGCCCGCAATGATGAATATCCATTGCGAGTCCTAGCTGAAAGATCTGCGACACGACTAGCTGTCACCTTGCCGCATCTGGCATCGAACCACTCTTTAGAGCCCTGTTCCATGTCAGCCTCCCTGCTTTTCTTCGTCAGCCAGAACACCAGCCCGTTTCATGTCTGCAATGACATTGGAGTCAATTGAAACACGAACATTCTGAGGAAGTATAGACCACCAAGAACGAAGCTGGATAGACCCTAATGCAGCTCGGCTAAACCCTTCTGCGATAATGTCATCAATGCTTTTATCAGCCACATCAAACTCTGTGTCAGGCTTTGGCTTGGCGGGTGCTTTAGCCTTCTCACCCTTCTTAGGTGCTGACTCTGCAACGAAGTGGTTCGTTGCAAACTTTGCCTTATCGGGCTCAACAGCGGCATTGCCATCATCATCTTCAGTGGCAAGGCACAGTAGTGACATAATGCCATAGCGCCTTGCATAGGTGAGCGCAGAGCCGATGCCATGAGCATCTGCCTTAGCGATAGGAACCCATGTGGACGCCACCATGAATTGGCCGGAACTGTGTAACAACATTGTCTCCACTGACACGCCATTCTGGCCTACAGTCGGGAATTGAGTTAAGGCCAGCTCATTCACAGACAATGGATCTTTAATCGCATTACGCACTGATGATAGATCTGCATACTTAGATTTAAAAAATGGATTCTGTGCATTCTTCATAGCATCTTGGATTGCACCTTGTGCCTTAGCTAGTGCTCCAGCTAGCTGACCAATTTCTTCACTCATCTTCATCTCAAATGTTCCTTTCGATATATGACACAATGTCATCTTCACAGGCATCGAATATTTTCTGATACATCGTATCAGATGGCCCCGCTGTATAAGTTGATGGCGGTCCTTCATCATCGTAATCAAGCCAATATGTCATTGGCCCCATTTCTAGTATTTCTGGATATAAGTGAGGTTCACCAACACTGCGGTCACCCCGCAGCAGATCGTAACATACTTCGATGCTGCCCGTTGCAAAGCGGCTAGACCCATCGACAATGATTCGTAATTCGTCAAAACTGTATATCAAGGACTCCATTTCTATCTCCATATCAATCATTGCCCGCACATATGGCAATAATCAAATAAGGTTGTCAAGTTATATTTGACAAGCTGATAGAATAATTATATACAGTGAGCATGAAACACGAACGAAGTCCGACACTTATTCACATATTAAAAAATCGCGGCACTGCCAGCGCAATAGCGAAAGGGCTCGGTGTAACCCGTGCTGCTATATCGGCTTGGCGTGAAATCCCGATTACAAGACTTAAAGAAGTCAGTAAGATAACAGGCATTCCGCGCAATCAATTAAGGCCAGACATATTTGAAGAATTATATGGAGAATAAAATGGTTTATACCGCAGATGAAATAATTAAATTATTTAATGAAGGACATGAAACATACGAAATTGCGGCAATTTTACATATCCAAGAAGCACAAGCCTACAATGTGCTAGCAGTCGCCAGAGAGATTAAAAATGTCTTCAAAGATCACAGTAACTCTGCCGCTACCTCCCTCAGTAAACAGGTTATGGCGCACGACCCGTTCGGGTGGGATGTACCGAAGTCCAAAGTACGCAGCGTGGCTAAAAGAGTCAGCGTGGATAATAGCAGCCCAGACAAAAGGTCAAAAGATAACAGGATATTATACGTTGATTTTAAAGGCAGTAGCGCCAGATAAACGTAAGCGGGATTTAGACAATCTACTGAAAGCTGCAAGTGATGTGCTGACCCATTCGGGGGTTATTACAGACGATCATCTTTGTAGAGCATTAAGGGCCGAATGGGTTCTTGCTGACTTTGAATGCGAAATAACTATAGAGGCTGTCGATGTCTAAGATACCATTATCAGACCAAATATTAGCTGTTGAACGAGCCGCCATTAACTTGAGAGGCCATATCGAGATCTTGCAGGGTCTGGTCGCGCAAAAGAAACGTGATCCTATCGTGTTGATAACAAAGGAAGGTTGGTTGCCTGATTTGGAAGCAGCTTTAGCTACATTGAGATGGTTAGACAAAAATAAAGATAAATTAAAATAAGACATATTGACAGGGATTTAATTAAATGGTTTGTTAATATTGCCTTAACAAACAGGAGTACATCATGGGTAATTTAACGGATGCAGATTTGAAATTGATGCTTAACAGTTCACGGGAAAAGCAGCTCCGCGATGCAATGAGCGACTGCGGATTAGACATCTCCCAGCTTGCCTCGCTCTGCGGTGTAGGCATTAGAACTGTCTATCGGTGGCTCAGTGGTACAACCAAACCACCCCAATCTACCTACACAATTTTGCACCTTTTGTCACCGATGCCATGACTAATTGACATGACAAAATAGCAAGTCAGGCGTGTCAAAATGTCTGGCTTGTCGGATGGCATGAGTCTTGCGGTAATAGGTAATAATATATTAGTTACCTATTGAGGCAATAGTAACTTCTAGTGCGTCCAGAGAATGCAATTATAAGTTAGATATACTATAACAGGCTAGAGCCATGATCCTTAGAGATTACCAATTACAATCTATAGACCGACTGCGTCAAAGTGTCAGTTCTGGACATAAGCGCCCAGTGATCCAAAGTCCCACCGGAAGCGGCAAAACTGTCTTGGCCGCAGCTCTGGTTCAAATGGCAAGGCAGCGAAACAAAACTGTGATGTTCACTGTCCCAGCTCTGAGCCTGATTGACCAGACCGTCGATAGGTTTGCTAGTCAGGGTATCCACTGCGGTGTGATCCAAGCAAATCATTACCTGACCGATCCATCCATGCCTGTGCAAGTTGCGTCCGTGCAGACATTGGCTCGCCGCACAATCCCGCTAGTCGATCTCGCCATCGTGGATGAGTGCCACATGATGTTCGAGTTGTATCAAAAATGGTTTAACGATCCGGCTTGGCAGAAAATCCCGATTGTAGGTCTTACCGCCACTCCGTGGCAAAAAGGCATGGGGCAAATTTGGGATGATCTGATTATTGGGACCACAACCCAAGATCTGATCGACAAAGGCCATTTGTCAGATTTCAAAGTTTTTGCGCCCGGCCATAAGCCTGACCTCAAAAACGTCAGGACGATTGCAGGGGACTACGATAAAAAACAGCTCGGAAAGGTCATGGACGATGATCTCTTGGTCGCAGACATCGTTTCGACTTGGCTCGAACGAGCGAAAGGACGCTCAACGATCTGTTTTGCGGTAAACCGCTTACATGCCAAGCACTTACAGAAACAATTTGAAGATGCTGGCGTTAAGGCTGGTTACATGGATGCGTACACAAAACCCGACGAGCGTCAGCAGATTGTCAGCCAATTTGCCTCAAAAGAGATTGAAATCATTTGCAATGTTGGTGTTCTGACCACTGGGTTTGATGCCGATGTGCGGTGTGTAATCCTAGCTCGACCGACAAAATCAGAGATTTTATACACGCAGATGATTGGGCGTGGATTGCGCCAAGCTACTGGAAAGGATCATTGTTTGATCCTAGACCACAGCGATACAACTCTGCGGTTAGGGTTTGTGACAGACATCCATTACACGGTTCTTGATGATGGGACGAAGAACAAAACAACCAATAAATCCAAAGAGGTATTGCCTAAGCAGTGCCCCAAATGTTCATATCTGCGACCACCAAAGGTGCGTATCTGCCCATCATGCGGCCATGTGCCTGACCCCAAATCTGACATCACGACTGGGGAAGGCGAACTGGTAGAGCTGGATCGCAAGACCAAAGCGGTTATCAAACATTCGAAATCGGTCGAAGAGCGGCAGGATTTCTACTCTGAGCTAATCCAACACGCTAACGTGCTGCAATACAAATCGGGTTGGGCCTATTACGCCTACAAAGATAAATTCGGGACATTCCCGCCCTATTTCTTCCACACTGAACCAAAGTCTTTGAGTCTTGAAACTTTTAATTGGATCAGGCATCGCAATATTGCCCGTGCTAAAGCCCGTGCTAAAATGTCAGGTGACAAATGAGCACTGAAGCACAGGACATCGCACGAGGCAGATGGCGTGAGCTTCTGCCCCAGCTTGGCGTAGATCCGATATTCCTCCGCAACAGACACGGACCATGCCCGATCTGCGGTGGCGCTGACAGATTCCGATTTGATGATCGTGA